TCAAAAAAGAGAAAATTATCATATTCCCTGATAGTTCTGGTAAAAATAGAACGTCAGCGGGCAAAGGTGCTTCAGAGTCTGATATATCGATATTGAAAGGCGAGTTTAAGTTCGAGTGCCGATATAAACCGACAAACCCTGCTGTTAGGGATAGAATCAACGCAACAAATGCAGCGTTTGAGAATGGGCGATTGTTTGTTAATGCTGATTTATGTCCTGATGTTGCGGCATGTTTTGAGCAACAGGTTTACGATAAGTTCGGAGAGCCGGACAAGAAGAGCGGTAAGGATCATCAGAACGATGCGTCTACTTACCCTATAGCCTATGAGATGCCGATAGTTAAACCTGCAAGCAATGTTGTGTTAAAATTCAGGTAATAACCAAAGAGATTATATACAATGTCAGTTGAAACGCCGCACAAGCAATACACAGCGAATGTTGAAAAATGGAAGAAAGTAGAGGCTTGTGTCAGTGGTGAGCCTGCTATTTACTCATATCTTATTGACCCTAACCCAACGGATGAAAAGCGTTTTGCTGATTACAAGAAACGCGCTGAGTTTTGGGCGGTAACGCGCAGGACTGACACGACATTTAAAGGAATGCCGTTTGCTAAAGATCCTGAAATCGACATACCTACTCAGATTGAATACCTGCTAGATGACGCAACAGGTGAGGGCGTAACGCTTGAGCAGTTCTGTAAATCAGCTGTATCTGAGGTAAACAAAAAAGGCCGTTTTGGTAACTTGGTCGATTACCCTGTAAAAGATGGAGAGACAGTAACATTAGCTGATGTTAAACGGTTGAATCTCCAAGCGTCATTCAAAGAGTATTCCGCCGAGAATATTATAAATTGGGATACAAAGAAGATTGGCGGCAAAATTGCGTTGTCACTTGTTATTCTGCGCGAAGATTACGAAACATCAACTGACGAATTCACAACAGAGTGCGACACACAATACAGAGTGTTAGCACTTGATGAGAATAATAATTATACAGTGCGTATATTCCGCGATGGTGTTCAGTTTGGCGAAACACTATACCCATCTGATTCATTTGGGCAGATGAAGTATATCCCGTTCTACTTTGCTGGATCTGTTGATAATAATTCTGATGTTGATATAGCACCACTTGAATCAATTGCTGATATTAATATTGGCCATTATCGCAACAGTGCAGATCATGAGGAAATGCTCCACCTGGTTGGACAAGTTCAGCCGGTAGTGGTTGGTGTTGATCAAGCAGCGGTAGAGGCTAATGGCGGTTCTTTTGAATACGGATCGAGAACAGTGTGGACGCTGCCAACCGATGCGGACGCGAAGCTACTACAGGTTAATGAAAGCTCAGCATACGCAAAGGAAATGGAGCGCAAAGAGGAGCGAGCGGTAACGCTAGGCGCTAGACTTATTACCCAATCAGGGCAGGCAGAGACAGCAGAAGCGGCAAAGATCAAGTTTGCTGGCGATAGCGCATCTTTGGTTAATGTTGTTCAGAACGTATCGCAGATGATTGAAGTGTCGCTTGTTACTGCCGCTAGAATGATGCAGGTTCAAGGCGCTGATGTAACGTACAAGATCAATACAGAGTTTTACGACAAGACTGCAAGCCCTGAGATGATTACTCGTATGATCATGCTTGAGGACCGTGGAACAATCGCCAAATCTGACACCCGTTCTTATTTGCGTCAAACAGGCGTAATTGATGGCGATAGAACGGATGAAGACTTGAACGCAGAAGCAGAGAAGGCCAGCCCAATTGCCTAGTACACAGGAATATCTGATTGATGTAATGATCCGCCACGCTATCGGGATTCAGCGTGTAGCGGGTCACAATGTCGATGAATTAGATCAATACTTTAACCGAGTTAATGCTGATATTATTAATTTGGCCGGGTCTGATCCTTTTGTTGTTACTCGAAGACAGGCTATATCTCGCGAGGCTTACAATACTGTATTGCAGATATATCAGGAAATGGGCGAGGAGATATTAACCCAAAGCTCTGATATGGCTGCTAATGAGATTCAGTTTGTTACCGATGCACTAAACAAAGCAACTACAGCTGATGTAGATATAAGTGATGTTCAGGGTATGATTCAACGAGCGATAGACACGCCGATGCGGGTTGATCCTGGTGTAACTGAATTAACTATTAGTCGTGCGGTTGATCAGTTCGGGGAGAATAAATCATTAGAGTTTTTCAGGCTTATATCAGATGGCGTGCTGGAAGGTAAGACTGGCTCAGAAATGGCTAAAGAAGCGCAGGAGCTGCTTAAATCTCAGCGACACGCGGCCAATACTTTAGTTAGAACGGCTAATAATAGTATTGCGGCATCAGCTAGGGAGCAACTGTTTGAACAGAACAAAGATATTATTTCCGCTTATGAGTGGGTGGCTAAGCTTGATCACAGAACCACCGAGATTTGCACAGGGTTAGATGAAAAGGTATTTAAGGTGGGTAAAGGCCCGCTACCTCCCGCGCACTGGAACTGCCGCAGTCAAACTGTTGCAGTTGTTAATAAGAAATACCGCAAGGAAGTGGATACTAAGCGCAAGATAATGACAGAGGAAGACTTTAACGAGCTTATGTTATCAATGGGTAAGACAATGACGCTAGGACAGCTTAACGCGGCGGATAGGCGGCTAACTCAATAGTTGTAAACAACTTATCAACAGCTTATAATTCAATTATTCACAGAAGTGGATAAACTCAGGTGAGTTATTAACAGGCTGATAGAGGGTTCTAAGATGCCGCTTAAGATTGAGCATGATGGAAAAGAGATTACGGTTTACTTGCAGGAAGACCTAGATAAAGAGGTGGCAGGGCTAAAGATTACCAATCAATCCCTCAAATCCGAAAAAGATGAGCTAAAAAGCAAGCTAAACGAACAGAAAGACGAGGCGCGAAAAGCTGCGGAAGAGAAAGCCAAGGCGGAAGGCGACTACGAAAAGCTAAATCAGATCATGCTTGAAAAACAAGCGGACGAATCAGAACGCTATAATAAGTTGACCGGTCAGATTAAGAAAGAGAAGACAGACAACGCTTTAAACGACATTGTTACCAAGGTTGGTGCAGGTGGTGAAAAGAACGAGGATTTACGCGACTTGCTTAAGTCGCGTTACGAATTTGATTACAGTCAGGAATCAGGCACTGTTAATGTCACAGGTGATGGTATTACAAGCATTGAAGACCTGACAAAAACAGTTAAGGAAAGCGGTCGTTATGACGCTTATCTAGCTGGAAATCCCGCCTCTGGGTCAGATGCACCAGGAGGCAAAGGCTCAGGCGTAGCTACTAAGAAGTTTAATGAGTACACGGACAATGAAAAAGTAGCGCTACGGCGTGAAAACCCAGACGAATATGCCCGTGTTCTATCAGAATTTAATAATACAGGTAATTAAAAATGGCTACTGTACAACTAGCAGACATCATTGATGTTACGGTCTTCCAAGACCTTCCTGCTGTAAACTCCCCTGAGAAAACAGCATTTTATGAGGGTGGCGTAATTGCTCGCTCACCTTTGCTTGATACCTTGGCAAATGCGCCCGGTAAAATTGCAGAACTGCCGTTCTGGAATGATTTGGACGAAACATCGGCTCCAAATATTTCGAATGACGACCCAGCGTCTTCAGCTACTCCTGATAAGATCACGCAAGGCAAGCAAATTGGCCGCGCATTGTATCTTAACAAAGGCTGGTCAGCTTCAAATCTGGCAACAGAGCTGGCGATGGGTGAGAATGCAATGTCTCACATTCGTAATCGTTCAGACAAGTACTGGACACGTCAATTCCAGCGGTATCTGATTGCAGGCGCTGACGGTGTGCTAGCTGACAACGTTGCAAACGATTCCGGCGACATGGTTAGTGATGTTGCTATCGAGGATGGTGATAACGCAGCTGCTGCTAACCTGTTTAGCCGTAGTAACTTCACAAGCGCAGCCTTTACTCTTGGTGATGCGTTTGAGAATACTGGCGTTATTGGTGTTCACTCTGTTGTCTATAAGCGCATGGTTGATAATGACGACATTGATTTCATTCCTGATTCACAAGGCCGCCTAACTATCCCAACCTTTATGGGTAAGCGCGTGATTGTCGATGATGGCATGACTACTGTTGCAGGTTCAACCAGCGGCTTTAAGTACACCACCGTTCTGTTTGGTGAGGGTGCTTTCGGTTACGGTGAAGGTATGCCAGCCAAGCCGGTTGCCGTTGAGTCTAAAGAGGCGCAAGGCAATGGTGCTGGTGTTGAAACACTGTGGACTCGTAAAACTCAGCTGATCCATCCGTTTGGCTTCCAGTTTACATCTGGATCAGTAGCTGGTGATTCTGCCACTATTGCAGAGATGAAACTAGCTGCTAACTGGGATCGTGTTGTAGCTCGCAAAAATGTTCCACTAGCCTTCCTTATCACCAACGGTTGATATATAGGTGAATAGTAAAAAGGGGCTATTGCAGCCCCTTTTTTATTGTCTTATGTTTGCGTGTTATAATTACCATTAAATATTCGAGGTGCTTAAAATGTCAGAGCCTACATTCGCAGAAATCATAAACTACGAAAAGAAAAAGTGGATTAAAGACGCTTTCCCTGAGAAGAAAGAAGAAACAAAACCAATCAGAAAGCCTCGCAAGCCAAAAACTGAAGCGCCGAAAGAGTCTGAATAATGGCTAACCAGCAGTGGTACACAGTTCCTGATTTCGGCCCTAGCGACCTGTTAACGTCTGAGAAGATAAATCAGAGGCGGGTCAAGGTTGAGGCGAAATCGTTTGATCCGTCTGGTAATGAGACGCGAAATACCGTAACTCAAGAGCAATTAGTCGCTCAGCGTACTGATAACATCAACGTTCAGTTTCAATACAACGTTCCCATTAATGAAGATACCGGCGATGTTGATGGTGGTGTAACAGGGACAGGATCAATTACTCACTCTGATAGCATGGCTGTAGTATCTGCCGGAATAGGTATTGGTCATGCGTATGTTGAGTCAAAAGATTCAATACGCTATTTCCCAGGTCACGAGTTCGCAGCAGAGATGACAGCGCTGAGTCTGCCTGTTGCTGACGGTGTGGAACAAGATACTCAGATCCGATGGGGTATCGGTGACGTTGGCGGCATCGGTGACGCAATGACTTTTGCTATTATTGATGGTGTTTTTGGTGCTGTATTT